TTGCCACCAATGTCGAAGCCATACGCCGCTACGCCAGATCTAGGATCGAACTGACGGAGCACATTGTTGGTGATCGGCATACCCTGTTGGATGCTGGACTGCCAGTTGGAGCCATAGTCAGCTACAGCCTCGGCCGGCGTTCCATACCGAGCCAGGATCTTGCCTGATGCATCCTGGACAAAGACGGTCGGATCGTTGTTGAACTTCACCAGATGGGCACCCTGGCCGTACCTGGTGAAGAAGGTAGCGTTCTCCGGAATGTTGGAGACAGGTGTAGCTGGAGCGGTCACCGGTGCCTGCGTGGGCGTGGCCAGGGTGGTCGTGTCTACTAGAGCGGCGGCTACCGGTGCCGGTGCCACTGGTTCCGGCTGAGCGGCCGGTGCCGGCGGTGCACTGTCAGCCTGGTACAGAGCACCCAGGAGTGCCGTGTTCTGCTGGGCTGTCCCCTCGTATGATCGTGCAGTCCCGAGGCCGTACTGCTCGTACAGCAGGCTGCGATCCTGGAGGGTAGGGAGCTTCTGTCCCTTGTCGGTGTAGTATTGGTTGAGGTTGGTGACTGCCATTGCTATGCTCCTTGTGATAATTATACGGCCTTGTTTTCTAATTTTGCGATTTTAGCTTTCAGAGTGTCCAGTTCGAGTTTTGCTTGCTTAAGTGCTCCTATCATAATGGAGAACATCGATGTCATCTCTACTCCATCTACTCCGACCTTCTCTCCCTTTGGGAAATCCTGCACGGCCATTGATCCATCTTCCATTATTTCGTATTTCTTAATGTCCTTTTTCGCAACGAATGTTTTCCTTTGAGATACTATTGGGAAAGTGTCATAATCCAATTTTGGTATACCATACACCGTTTTCTCCGTTGGATGCTTTTTAATCTTAGTGAGTGCAGTGAGGTCGTCATATTTATTGCCGTCAGGCATATAGACGCCCTCATCAAACCACCCCAAGCATCCTCTGTCGATCAGCGTCTTGTAATTTATTGCATTCCAGTAAGCAGAGGATGATCCTATATTTTTACCGGCGGCACTCACACATATAAAACTCTGATCTCCTACGATGTCACCGGTTGATCCCCAATGGTAGCCCCAGAGCTTGTTCCAATGGAGGGCAGACGAACCCAGATCATACGTTCCTGTAGTTTTGGGATCAATTGACCATGACCGGTTTCTTCCATCGTTTCGCACCTGCCAACCTAGCCCATTTCCGCCGAATATTACAACTCCCCCCCAGCTGGACAGGACGAGCCCTTTTGCTCCATTGTATCCAGTATTGACCGGCATAAATCCTACCCCATAGGATGGGACATAATAGTTGACCGACCGTAGACCATCCCAGATAAAATCATCACTATAAACACCCAATATCCCGACATTTGCATTGTCCGATGTGCTGAGACTCAGTCCGTAAATCGAAGCGGCAATAGTCCACATGCCGCTTGAGTTAAAATAAGTCTGTTTCGTGGTCGATGCGTTGTTGCGGATATAAACTGTTCGTCCTGTTTTTGCATTAAGAATTAGATCACCATTGGAAACACTTGCCACATTAAAAGCTACATTAGACATTTGGTCATAATGAGAAAAACAAGCAACATCTGAGTTAGTGCCGTTATATCCGATCTTCGCTCTGCCAAGTATATTCACAACATCTGTGTTGGCACCCACAATAATCTGATTGTTAAATGTGAAGACAGCTTCGCCTATTGTGTTTTGGACGGTCAGAAATGTAGTGGGTGAAAAATCTGCACTTTTCAAATAGAAGTATGTACCTATGCGTGCCTCTATATTGTGTCCTGCGTACATATAGATATCGTACCAATTCTCTGATTCAGGCGTATCTCCGAAGTACAGAGATGCCTTGCCGGCGGCGACGCTGTTTGTTGATATTGCTAATGTTGTATATCCGCTCGCATCGACATATCCAGCAATGTCAATATTGGGGGTAGAAGTTCCAGTTCGCTTCCAGATGATCCTGCCCCAGTCATCCATACTGTCTCCAAGCAGTGATACGTCTGCGGCTTTCGCTACGACTATTCCACTAGCCCCTGAGACGACTATTCCTGCGGATCCAATCGCCACCGTATCGGCTCCGCTCGTCTGGCAAACAATTTCTATACTGTCGATCTGTATCCCGTTCAGAGTGCTGTCCTTCGTGCCTGATCCGATCTTGAAATATCCACCGGCACTAATAGCCACGGCGGACGCCAGCACTGATCCGAGCAACCCTTGTGCTCCCTGAGCACCCTGACTTCCTTGACTACCTTGGCTTCCCTGGGCACCGACCGCACCATCATCGCCCTGGGCACCAACAGATCCCTGGGCACCGACATTACCGGTCGCACCCTGACTTCCCTGGGCACCTGCCGCTCCCTGGGCACCTGCCGCTCCCTGGTTTCCCTGAGCTCCGGCCGCTCCCTGGGCACCTGCCGCACCTGCGGCACCTTGACTACCCACGGCACCGGTCGCTCCTTGTGCTCCGGTCAAACCCTGGTTTCCTTGAGCTCCCACGGATCCCTGGGCACCGACATTACCGGTCGCACCCTGACTTCCCTGGGCACCTGCCGCTCCCTGGGCACCTGCCGCTCCCTGGGCACCTGCCGCTCCCTGGTTTCCCTGAGCTCCGGCCGCTCCTGTAGCTCCCTGTGAACCTGTCGTTCCGGTCTGTCCCTGATAACCTTGTCTGCCTTGCGTTCCCTGGGCTCCGGCCGATCCCTGAGCTCCGGCCGCACCCTGAGAACCTTGAGCTCCCGATGCCCCCTGGGCTCCGGCCGCACCGGTCGCACCTTGGGCTCCTACGCTTCCCTGGGCACCTTGGCTACCCTGCGTACCAACGAGAGAGAGAACATTCCAATAAGTAGCGTTTGGCGGCGTGTGATTTGTATGAGCCTGTATGCAGATATATGAGGTTCCAGTGAGAGCTACGCAATCATTGACGGCATACGCTGTTCCACTGCCCCATGTTCCTCTCCATGTGATGCCGGTCGCCCCGACTGCACCGGCCGCTCCCTGGGCACCTTGGGCACCGACCGATCCTTGCGATCCGGCCGCTCCCTGAGCTCCGGTTTGGCCTTGGTATCCCTGGTTTCCCTGGGAACCGACTGCTCCCTGGGCACCATTCGCACCCTGGGCTCCGGCTGATCCCTGGGATCCAGTCAAGCCTTGCGTCCCCTGAGCTCCGGCCGATCCGGCCACGCCCTGATTGCCCTGAGCTCCGTCTGCCCCCTGAACACCGGCTGATCCCTGGGCACCGGCTTCTCCCTGCGTCCCTTGAGCACCGGTCGCTCCAGCCGCACCGTCATTCCCCTGGGCACCGTTCGCACCTTGAGCCCCGACTGATCCCTGGGCACCGGCATCGCCCTGTGTCCCTTGAGCACCTGTCGCACCGGCAACGCCCTGATTGCCCTGAGCTCCGTCTGCCCCCTGAGCTCCTACGCTTCCCTGGGCTCCAGCCTGTCCCTGGGCACCTTGAGCACCTGTAGATCCGGCAACGCCCTGGTCTCCCTGTGCCCCGACCGATCCCTGGGCACCGACTGAACCCTGGGCACCCTGAGCTCCTTGAGCTCCGGCCGCACCAAGTTCATACCAGCCTGTATTCGTTTCGTTCCGGATCTTCAGAATCGCCATCAGATGAGCACCTCTCCTACTGGTCTATTGGTATAGGGAGCCTTGAGGCAGATCAGATCCGCCTGGAGATATGGGATCTCATTGTCTTTTTCAAACTGTCCTGGGTAGAAGGTCGCCACCCTGGCCTTCTGGAACTTCCCTTTATAGCGTGGCTGAATGAACCGAGCGAAGTTCTGATCGGTGTAATACCAGATGCTGTTCTGGTTCCAGAAGCTCTTGTGCGTGGGATCCTGAAAGGCACCACGGCCATCCGCTGACGGCACCTCAATGAACAGGAAGCCACCAGGAGCCAGCACACGGAAGGCCTCGTTCATGGCATTGATAGGATCCTTGAGGTGCTCGAAGATGTGGTACGCCTTGATCACACCCACGGAATTGTCCGGCAGGTTCCAGTGCTCTTCGTCCAGATCCATGATGATGTCAGCGTTCATCAGATCCACGGTCTCGTAGTGATCCCATTTGTTGAACTGTCCACCGAGATCCAGGCACCGCAGGCCATTGTCGAACGCCCACTTGGTCGCCATATCACGAGAGTATTTGCAGTAGTTCTTGTCAGTCTGAGCCTGGACATCAGCGTTGTAGGTCTTGCTGGAATTGAATGGATGCAGGCGATAGAGATACAGGCACTGATCGATATGCTTGAAGCCAGCCTGGCCGTATGTCAGATATGTCCGACAACAGAGATCGTGATCGTCTCCGGCTTTGATCTCTGGATCATGGCCGCCGAGCTCTTTGTACGCCGATGTCCGCCAGCACCGCACATGATCAGGAGCCCATTCGATCCGTCTCATCATCTGAACGCTCGGTTCCCAGGCAATCGTCTCAAGCAGAGGATGTCCCTCGAAGATGAACGGCCGAGATCTCCAGCCCCAGTATTCAGAGAAGGTAGAGGCTTTCCAGGTACCATCGTCAAAGGCCGCTGAGTTGGAATACACCATCTGCACCTTTTCATCCTGAAACGCCGCCAGGATCGATCCCAGTGCGTCAGGCGTTAAAATATCGTCAGCATCCAGCTCCACCAGGATCTCTCCCTTGGCATTGTCACAACAGAACTTCTTGAGACGGCCGATGCTGTAATGCTCGACATCCTCTATGCTGATCACTTTGATCCTGGGATCCTTGATCGCTTCATCGATGTATCCGCCGTTATTGAGGCAGATCACCCATTCCCAGTCCGTGTAGGTCTGGGACATCATGCCTTTGTAGGCATCGAGAAGAAATGGTGCTGAGGTCTTATGTACTGGCGTGAATACTGAAATCATGGTGAATCTCCTATGGATCTAACCAGACCTGGCCAGCCACCGGCGAGACAGGTTCTGTGTCAGAAATATTGTGGATAATCAATTCGAGCGGATCAAACGGCCGGTTAAGAGTAGCGGTGACACCATTCCATACTAGGTGCATAGCTCCGCCAGTCGTCCGGTTGAGAATGAATGAAGCATCTACATCGTCTCCGAGGTAGTTGGCGGTGAAGTGATTGGCATTGGTATAGGCTAGAGCGACAGATGAGGTGAGTTCCACATTGGAAAACCTGGCTTCTCCGCTTTTCAGGATGAATGAGACCGCATTGTTGCGATCCAGAGCGAAGGCATCTTTCGAGCATCCCCACCAAACATTGCCAAAGCCGTCCACATGGTAGCTCTCAGGTGAGGTCATATCCGGTATGTGCATCTCTCCGGCCACCAGCGTACCCATGACGGCTGAGATCGCAGAAAGGGATTCAACGCTGAGCTTCTCGGCCGTGATCGATCCATCATGGATGTTCACGCCCCTGACTGCATTGGAGGCCAGCTCCTTGAACCCAACAGATCCGGCCGGTATGACCATTGGAGTACCGAGAACCGCACTCGCAGGATTGTCACCCTGGAGGTACGGCTGATCGTAGTATTCGTTGTGGTATACCTTGATCTCCATTATTTGTTCCCTACTGCGTCAAAGGTAGTCACAATAGCCTTGATGTCCGGAGCGGTGTTGCCACTGGGAGTGAGCGTCAGTGCGATCTCGATCTCTTCCCCTCCGTACTTGGGATCCGGATCGATCTTGAAGATCGCCTTGGTGGAGTTGGCAATCGTGAAGGTCGGAGATCCATTGGCCACCTTGGCAGTGATCCAGGAGGCCTGGCCGTTGACCTTGTACTGCACCTGGATCGAGCAACCGGTAGGCAAGGGCTCCATTAAGAGCTGGATGAACGAGAACTTCTGCTGTTCCAGCGTCTTTGTCCTAAACCGCAGTCCCTCATACCTGGCCACGGCCTTGTTGGCAGTGTCGATGATGTCCACACCGTAGGTGGTGCCATCCTTCCAGGCCACATACAGGTTGTTGTTGTGTGCCTGCACTGATCCGATGGAGACAGATGCCGTCTTGCCATGGGACAGCACATACTCGAAGTTGAGTGTGCGGTTCTTGATCATGCTCCTGGTGCCGTAGGAGTAGACGCCGACATCCGCCGCACCGTTCACACCCATATAGGGAACGCCCTTGTAGTTGGCGATTGCACCAGGCTTCACGGAATGATCGGATCTGAGCATCTGGCGGATCGGTACCAGGGCGGAAGTGTCCCAGCTGTAGAGCGTGGATCCTGAATGGATCAGGAGGTAGTTGCTGAATATCATGGCATCTATGCTCATGTCCGGCACTTCACGCCGGTTCAGCCAGGATACCTGCAAGCGATCCCAGTTGTAGAGCTTGTTGGTGGTGCCGGCGATCACGGAGTTGTCCTGGCCTACCACTGTGGAGACGACATCACCGGCTGGGAAGTCCAGTCCGGACATCGTAAAGCCACCCTCATAGTCCACGAAGGCCAAATCGTTCAAATTGGCGATCTGGAGGGTACCCACTGCCTCGGCCATGCTGTGCCAGCCGGTAGTACCGACATCACTGAGGGCTTTCCAGTCCTGGGTGATCACATTGGTGGATACCAGCATCCGGTTGAGCGTAGTCTTGGTTGCGAAGTAGATGTAGGCCTTATAGGTCGATGTTCCACCGGCCAGGTGCGTGTGTGCCATGGCAATCACCGCTCCGGATCCGTCATTTCCGCTCTTATTGGCCACGCTGACCAGGATCGAAGCAGAAGCATTGGCATTGATGGCATTTATCACCTGAGTGGCAGTCGACAGCACCGTAGATACGCTCCTGAGCGTCACCTGGATAGCGTTTCCGGTCACTGTGACGGTCTCCAGTGGCGTTTCCACCCCTGGATTGATGTATTCGATGGATATATCGTTCGCTTCCACGCCTGGCGTGATCGCTGTGAACACCAGATCATTGTTTGCACCGGTCAGATTTGTGCTGAGTGTCGCTGTGGTCGGATCATTGTTCGTGAACTCTCCTGCACCGCAGATCCTGGCACCGGCTCCGGCCGTACCTGAGTAGGTAGCGATCTTGGTATAGGCTCCAGTGCTGGTCGTCATCTTGTAGATACCGCCGGCATCCCCGAACAGGTAGAGATTGCCATCAGAAGCAGACACCTGGAACAGGATCAGCTCGGTGATCGTGGTACCGCTGTCCTTTTTGAGCTTCTGATTGCAGGTGAGCGTGTCCTTGGTCTGTCTGATGTCCAGGCCGTATCCGTAGCGGAAGGCTCCTTTGAGCCCACGGTACGCATCCTCTGAAAGCCCGCCCTCGAATGAATCTACGACATAGAGCATATCTGATTACCCAAAAAAGGTTGAGCTGGCCTGGCCTTTGTATGCCCTGGTGATCTGCTTGGCCTGGGATTCACTGAGAGCGATCAGGGTATTCCTTGCGTCACCCTGCTCTTTCATTGACTGCTCGCCCTTTCCTTCCTTCTCCAGGCAGGTAGCAAAGGCCAGCCGGACAACCGGCACTGCGAACTCGTCATTGAACTCCAGGAGACCGCTCTTGTACCAGGTACCGCAGGCATCGTCCGCCAGGAACTGAGCTGGAATCACGAATGATCCAGTGGCAATCGTCCCGATGGAGTAGATGCCGTCATAGTTTGGTGTCCCGATGATCGTCACGACATTGGCATCTGCAAGCCCATGGCTGGCACTGGAGACCGTTGTGCTCGTACCGGCCGCCGCAAAGGCTGTGATAGCCCCTCTGCTCGTGATCACTGGCATGACTGGCTTCCGGATGTAGGAGATGATCAGGTCGTCTCCTGCGATCTCATAGGCGGTGTAGTCGATGTTGTCCGCACTGAACACCCTGAGATACAGGTGGCCATTCTTGATGGTCGCCACATTCCGGTAGCCGGAGGTCTGGTTCTCGTACTCGTCCACTGTGACGATATGGAACTCAGCCCTGGTACCCTCTGCATCCTCGATCACCACAGATCTCAGGCCGCCGAACTTCATGTCAGTGGGCAGATCGTAGGCTTCCTGGCTGGCCACGGTCGGGACGATCTCTTCATCCTTAAGCCAGTCCCAGTCTATCCGCTTCATCTTTCCGCTCTCCGGATCCTGGTAGGTCATGTTGCCTACTTCCTCTATGGCATTCTGGAGCCAGAGGATCTTATCGTTCTCTTTATGGAAGCCGGTGGTCTCGACTGAGACCATCCTGGCATTGAGATCTCGAAGAAGTTGTGCGAAGTACATAGGTGCTCCTACTGTTGCTGTTTCTTGACTACCTTGATCTGGATCGATAGCTCGAAGGTCTGATGGTTCGTCTCCACATAGACCGGACTTGCACTGAACAACAGCCCATATTTGTCACAGAGCGTCTTGTACTCATTGAGGAACTCCTGGGACGGATTGGCTGGCTTGGCCGGTGGCGGTACCATATCCATGTGATCTGGCATCGGCGGTACGGCCTCGACTGGCTGAGCTGGCACTACTGGCGTTTCATCATCCATTTGAATCTCCCTGAAAAATTAGTAAGTAAGGTAGCTGATACCATCACCATTGGACGCAGAATCCACCCAGAGCAGGTTCAGATCCGCCACTGGGATGAACACGGCCGGATCGGTGTTCTTGAGAGCCAGGCCGGTGGAAGCCGATACATCCGCTCCGCCGATATAGACGACACCGGTGTTGCCTGGGATTGCTCTGACCAGAACACCTGCACACTTCACTGATGCCTCGCTGACCTGGAGCTGGGTACCGGCGGTTGTCACTGCCTTCTGGCCGCTGGTTCCGAGAGGTCTGCCGTAGATCGGATTGCCGTAAGCGTCTTTCATCTCTGTCTCCTAGAAAATAATCTATACTCTTTCACAGAACGGACGATGCCCACACTACGAATCGCAACATAGGCACCGTCCATATTCCTCATCAGATCCTCGTGTTTAGAACTTTGCTTGGACGATGTCCGCTGTACCACGGATCCCAGTCTGAGTTTCAGCCTTGGCCACTGGTAGCACCTGTCCGGCCGCTCTCATGCGAAGCTCGGCGTTCTCCTGTGCCAGGCGTTCATTCTCGATCCTGGTCTGCTCCAGCGTCTTTGTGGCTTTGGCGAACTCAGTCTTGAGCTCGTCCATGCTGGCCTGCTTGACCAGGGAAACGAACTCCGCACTGCCTTTGCCCACTGCCTTGTTGTTGGGATGATTGTCCAGGAACTCGATCTCGGCCGGATTGTCGGTCTGGTAGCTTCCATCGGTGAACTGGATCGCTTCGCCGTTGACGAGCTGGGCATTACCACCCTCGTAGTATTTGAAGTAAGCTGACTTGATCGGGAGCCGGAGGCTGGAATACTTCAAAGACACATACTGACGCATCGTAGGCCGTTTGGTGGCCTCACCAGATGCCCCAGGATCGCTTTTCACTGAACCGGCTGGCAGATCGCCTGTCCCCTGAGCCTTGCCTGAGAGCTTTTCAATGAGCTGATCCTTTTTGAGGCCAAAGCTCTTGATGCCTCTGATCCCTGCTTCTTCCTGTAGTTCCCTATAGGACATTTCTGCGTGATCTTTTTCTTCTGACATTCTCAAACCTCCTTGATATGGTTTAGCCGCACATTGTCGCTGAGCGGTGGGAGATATGCTCAGCAACCGTCTGTGGCTAATCGGTTACAGAGAGCTGACGGACGCTACTGCGTGAGTCGTCTCCTGTTCGACCTGGAGTCCAACTTCTGAAAGGTACTCTTCCACCACACTATCCTCGTCATTGGCCTGGCGATTGGGCAGGAGCTGAGTGTCACGATTCTGAAGGAATCGATAGGTCAGGTTCTCCATGTCCAGAGCCACACCGTAATTGCCATAGGTCGTGCCTGTGAGCAATTCGTGACGGATCAGGTGCAGGGTGCCGTATGAGCTTTCATAGGTCATCACTTTGATGCCAAAGGTCTTTTCGTCCTGGCGGATCTGGATACGGTTTTTGAACCAACCCTCGATCAGATTCAGGAACGGAGAAGAACAGAAGAGATACTTTTCACTGTTGCCATGGGCAAATACCTGGGACGACAAGAAGGTGAGGAACTCAGCTTCGGTGTCAACATTCGCCGTTGCGTTGGTGGTGATCTTGTTGATTACGCCATCGGTGAAGCGTTTGGAATGGGTACCGCCTGTGGACAGGGCAAGTTTGCCGAACAGGAAAGATTTTTCAATCTCTCTGAGGTGCTCGGTATGTTTCTTCATTCTCTGGTAGTCCAGATCGTTTTCCTTCACCCAGGTATCAGTATTCTTTGCAGTGTTCGTGATACCGATGGGGGTACGGAAAAGCTGGCAATAGCCGTAGGGCTCGGTCATGGTCGTAGACTTGATGTTACGAGCACGAGCACCCTCTTCGTTGGCGTTGCCGATCAGGAGAACATCACCCACGGCTGAGGCCGTAGCGGTTGCTCCACCTTTCTCTGCAAGCACGACTACTGCGGTGTCGGAAGTGATCGATGAGACCTCAAATACCCATTTCTGGGCGGCGACAAGGAGCACATCACCGGCCTGGAGGCTGTTGCCACCAGAAGCCAGGGTGAGGGTACCACCTGTAGCATCCACGGTTGAAGCTCCGGTGAATCTTTCGAGACCGAAGGTATCTTCAAACCAGTAGAACTTGGGATCGGTCGTCACTCTCTTCTTGATCGATTTGCTCTGTCCACGGCTATCCTTTGCGGAAGGGATGGTCAGGAGAGAGAGCAGGGGGAACCTGTTACGATCACGAAGATTGATGACATTGGCGATGTCGTACTTGATTGGGACTAGATTCGCATTTCCACGAATACCAGTTGCTGTTGCTGTCATAGTTTTTTCCTCCTTTCTTTAGGAATTTGGGCAATAATGTGTATTAAAGACCGCCCAGGATCCCAGTTTCTCCACCGTTAAGCAGTTTGTGGATACGCATCTCCTCAGTATCCATCTGATTAGGTGAAATGGGCGAACCCTCCCCAGTTTCGACGGCTATTCTGGATCGTTTGATCTGGGTTTGTGTGCCAGCAGATCCCGATCCGTCAGACTGACCATCCGTATTGAGTATTCGATTGGCCTGTTGGCAGGCCTGATCTAGCGTAAGGTACTGTTTCTTGAGCTTGGCGTTCTCCAGCACCATCTTCACCGTGTCCTTGTAGGTGCCCTTGGGCTTGAGTGCTGGATACTTGCCGTAGGCATCATCGATCTGCTTCTGAGCTGACTTGGAGACCTCATCCCTCTGTTTGAGTGCATCACTGATCTTCCGGCTGGTGCGATCTTCCATCTTCTCGAACATCATCTTCACGATGTCCGTACCGCTCATCTGATCGATCTGATCCTGGGTGAGGCCGATCTCTTTGAGATAGTCCACAGCTTCAACCACCTGCTTGTCGGTTGGAGGGATCTTCAAGGCCTCGAACTGTTTGGAGAAGTCCTCCCTGAGCTTGGCGATCTCCGACTTGGTTGACTTGAGCTGATCAATCACCTGCTCACGGCTGACACCGTGATACTCATCCTTTGGCTGATTGTCGTCCTGGTCGTCCTGGGTAGGATCCTGCACCGGCTGATTGGCCTGGGGGAGCTGAGTGCCTGGTGCCGGCACTTCCTCGATCTCATTCTCCAGATTTGAGAACACCTGATCCATGTCATCTGTCATTTGAATCTCCTGAACTGAAAATTAACTATTCAACACTGATGATGCGGTGATGAGAGGAAGCTCAGCATTGTCGATGGTGATCATCTGAGCACAGAACGCACCGGAGACTGCTTCCCCGGTTTCAGCGACAGTCGCTACGCACCGAACGTATCTTTTGGTACGTTTGATGTGCATTTTGTAGCTGGTACTCGCCACAACCACCTGAGAGGCCGTTCCGCCCCCTACCGTGGCGCAGGTGGTATTGGCAGACGCATTGGCGGCTACGTCGCTTTCTTGAACGGTCAGAGTGATCGCCTTGCGGTCTGCACCGGAAGCCGTGGTGATCGCTGACATAGCGGCAACGACACCAGTTAGGGTATCGGAACCTTTGGCAGTGACAGTCACGAGTGCGGTGGCGGCGGCTGATGCTTCGATGGCAGTCTTGACCTGAGCGGCGGTGGACAGAGTTAAACTCACACTGCGAAGAGTCACCGTAATGGCTCTCCCCACCACAGTAACCGTCTCCGTTGCTGTTTCCTCTCCCGGATCCACATAGGTGATAGTAATCCCATCCCCAGCGGTACCCAGGCCGGCGGCGTCAGTGGCGGTGAACCGCATATCGTTGTCGGTGGCGTTGGTCAGGTTGCTCTCGATGTAGGACTGGACATAGCCGGAGATGTCTCCGACTTCCCAGTTGACCAGGGCGGTCTCGTACTTGGGAACGCCAGCACCATCACGAGAATCGAGCGAATACCCATTGGCGGTCGCTGTGACGAGCTGGTTCTTGAACGCAGTCAGGATCTCGAACGGTTGAAGATTCATGGGTCTCTACTCCTTTGATAATTGATTTGATAGTTTTCTGAAATTTTCTAAAGTGTTATCCACGGAAAACAGAACATTGTGAAGAACTTCAATGTGAGCGGCGAGTGATCTAGCCTTCGGGCATCCAAGCGTTTCCTCAGTAAGCACGAGGCTGACCAGTTCAGATTGATCCATGCGGATCTCCTGTTCCAGTTCAGCTCTCAGGATCCGCCAGCCTTCGGTATCGACCATTTCCCGAAAGGCTACTCCACGCTCAATTATCTTTTGTTCTTCCATCGTCTGATCTGACATTATTCCTCTCCGTTACCTGGGATCATTGGTTCATCCATGGCGGCCAGCCCACCGAGATCCTTTGATCCGGCCTTGATGCTGTCCAGCTTGTCGATCAGCTCATCCAGGGTAGTCTTGAGATCGCCGGTCTGTTCATAGTTGACCTTGGCCTGATCCATGGCTTCCTGGACTGGTGCAAACTCAAACTCTCCGCTCGTTTCAGCGGTATTCATACTCTCCATGAGGGACGGAAGTGACATTGCCATACTGGCTCCTTATGCTAGGTTTTGAATCAGGGGTATCTTCTGCATCATCTGTCTCAATTTACTGATCTTGGCCTGTTTGGTGCCTGCACCCTGGGGAGCCTGGCCTGCTATCGGCTTGGGAATGATCGGTATCATCTGCTGGTTAGGCGGCACTGGCCGTTGTCCCTGGGGAGCCTGCATAGGCTGTCCCTGCGGTTGTGGCGTTGGCTGAGGCATCGGAGCCTGCTGAGGAGGAATGTTCCCAGGAACCGTGTTCGGGGTCGCCACAGGAGCCCCAGATACCGCCAGAGGCGGTGATATAGGGACAGCCTTGTCCGCCGGCATAGTACCCAGGAACTGATCTATGTATTGTTCTTTGTCTAATTCTTTCAAAAGCATCTCGAACAGGATCCGCTTCCTCATCTTCCACTGTTGCATAGCCTCTGGATCCTGGGGATCCGGCTGGTCTTTGCCCACCATGTTGTCCAGGAGGAACATGACTGCACTGATGCGATCCTTCTTTGAGGGCGGTATGATCGGCTCGATCTTCACGATGGCATCCACGGCCACCTTGGCATCGGCTGAGGTGAATTGACCGAAGGACGCTCCATCCTTGCCCATGATCCGGTAGTACACATCCTCGTCCAGGAGCTCCTGGCACATCTCGATCAGGATATTGGAGAGATCGGTATAGAACGCTTCAATGTTCTCGGTGTTGATCGACAGCCGCTGATTGCTCTGGGAGATCAGCATCTCCACCTTGCCCATGGCCTCGTTGCTGGACTGAGGCTGGCCGGACATATACTCGGTCATGGCCAGGGTCTGCTCGATCTCGTCACGGATCGACATCTCGATCTCTTTGGAGGCCAGGTTCGGGGATGGAGGCGGTACCACTTCGACATCATCCAGCTTGCGAAGTTCCCAGATCGCCATAGGAGCGAACACGATGTCTCTCTTGGTGATGCCGGTATCCTTGCGGATCTTCACCACAGGATCTGTCATGTAGGATGCGACCTCGGAACGATGGTTCTGGAAATCAGCCACATCCAGGATCAGGTTCTCGACCGGCTCAATATGGCCGACCGACCAAAAATGCCTGGCGATCCGGTGATCATCCATCTCGATGAAGTTCCGGCCACCGCTGGACTTGAGGAAATCAAAAGGATTGGTCTCTTCCCTGGCTTTAACCTTCTGTTGCATGATCACGACCAGTTGCTGAGGATCAGTCTCCCAGTCATAGCACTCCCAGATCTCCACCTCGTTACCCTCGTACATATCGCTCAGGCGATAGCCTTGGTAGGTAGCTGGCTTCTGGGTCTTATTCTTCATGGTCTCGATCTGCCCCATCTTGAGACTATCGAGCTCGTACATGGGCTTCTTCCAGTCATCCACCTTTGAGGGTGAGACCTGATCAAGGTTGTCGTACAGGTGATCAGCACCACGAGCATCCTCTTCACGCTTGAGGGTGTCGTAGTTCTTCACGATGCGATGGATCAGCCAGGGGCACCGTCTCATCCGTTTGGTCTCCGGAGCCGGTAGGATGTCCATCGGATCGCAGAGAATGATGCCAGGGAGCTTCCCAGCCCAGACTACCTTGGCCAGGCCTTTGCCAAACATACCGCTGTCCTGGACGAGATCGGTCTTGATTGAAGCCTCGAAGTCACTGACATCGAAAATGTATTGAAGCAAATCATCCCACCGAGCCAATGATGGAGATTCGGTATCATCGGACATCCGTGGGATGATTTGTACTTCCCTTTTGGCCGGAGCTAATCTGGAAACGAAAGTCTCTATGAGCTTAAACGCAATAGGAGGCATACGCTGGATCTGATATGCGTAATCAGTCCGATAGTCGTAGCCTCTGAACAGCTGATACATTCTCACAAACTTGTCCGTGATCGGCTTTTTGAAGTCGTAGGCCAGCTTGAACCGCTTTTGCCACTTTGCTACAACCGGATCAATGTCGTTTGTTGCCATAAAAAAACCGAAAGTGAGAAATGAATCTCAGCTTTCGGTTTTTCCGATAAACTGCGTGGCTGGTAAAAGCCCTTATGGATCGCTCCATCGGCAATAGTATAGAGGAACTACGAAACGGTTGCAATATGCTGGGCAATACCACTGAAAAGTCGCTCCAGTTTCTTGTCTGCTTCTAGATCGTCCGCCAGCGATCGCAGGAGCTACGATGTTCATTCTTCTTCCTCCTCTGCCTGGATCAGGAGTGCGGCACCTTCTGATGCCTCACACTCAGGGCACCCATACTTCCCCAGGCTCTCTTCAAAGGTCGCACCGCATCGGCACCGGTACTGGTATTCTCCGTCCATCAGGACACCTCCACCTCTACATGGCCAGGCTTATCGGTCAGAACAGATTCCTTCGTCTGGATCCGGCACACCTTCCCACTCTTCATAAATGCCTCCACGCTTCCATACTGGTTCTTCCGACACACCTGGATCAGGAGCCATTCAGTATGGGTGATCGACACCTTGGCTGGACAGTCTGGGTAGTCGTTCATACGTTCTCCTGATCTAATCTCATAACCAACCTGAGTATGCGATCCTAGACAAACCGTTCACGCTTGGCCTGTCTGCTTCCCATTGGATCCTCCTTTACTCATAGATGCTATGGCATTGTTGATCATAACTTCCACATTTTTACCAACGATCATCTGGATCTCATTCGCCGGAATCCAATCACTCACAACATACTTGGCTCCCAGGTGATGTATCAGCATCACCAAGCTCTCGTACAGGGCTAGTTCTTTGTCCTTTTTCTCTGCTTTGACCAGATTGATCATCCTGTCCAGATCCTCCATCGTCAGTGGATCTTCGACATGAGTGCTCGTGGTACACGCTACAGGAGCTAACAAATCATCGATTAGGTTCACTCTTGGATCCTTTCATATAAGCGACTAGCCAATAGATGAACGAGAGGAACATATCATTCGCACCAGTGTTGACCCACTCACGCCTGGTACCAAGCAGGTTGGAAAGCGGTGTGTCCCTGGCATACATGGTGCCTGCGTGTTTCAGGAGCATCTGGAAATGAACCGAGTCCCTGTCCATGTCGAACCGTATGGATCCACGCCGGAGCTCACTGACTGCGTGATCGATGATCCTAGTCCTGGCTGACAGCACCTTCACCTCTTCCTCGAACTCCATGCCCTTCTGGCCACCCTCGTCCAGGTAGCGGACGATCTCAATCAGCTTGGGATCGTCATTGAACCAGTTGAGGAACACCTTGTATGGGAATGCTTTGGCCAATGCGTAGGCTTCCTCGGTGTATGGCATACCATCGATCACCGCTGTCCTGATGTCGTAGAAGGTCATCACATCGGCCAGCTGTTCAAACCGACATCCGCACCGGCCAGACGCTTTGGATCGCCCACAGAACTGGCAGTGGCCTCGTCCTTCTCCTGGAGTGAGCTGATCCTTGAGTACCTGCATCCAGAAGATCCCCTTGGCGTTACCCACGGTCAGATGCAGTCCCTTCTCTCCGCCGGTATCGATCCCTGCCACATTCCCACCGGCCTGATCGGCTCGGACATTTGTGACCAGGTTCTTGATGAAGAGCTGTTCCTGGACACGCTGATCCACACTGATGTACGGCAGTCCCAGGTTGAAGTTGTAGAACTGGCTGATGTCCTCACTATCTCGAAAAGTCTGAATGAGACGCTTTGGTGAGATCCAGGGACAGATCATCTGAGGGATCCAGTAGCCGGATATGTCACGCCCTGGGTACTTGGCTTCCCATCTGCCATTGTCTGAGATCTGCTGGACTGACACCACCTTCCGGCAGTGAGGGCAGAAGTAGCAGTTGTGCTCGATGTCGATGGTCGGAGGGTAGCCGTCACGCTCTTCCCACTCCTGATGGTAGACCTTGCCGCAGTATGGGCAGGTGATCCGCCAGAACTTCTGATCGGACTGTTGCCACTTCATGTCGATGCCAAAGTTGGGGATCGATGGAGTGCTGAAATACTCCAGGCCACGGAGCTGAGACGCTGATAGCCGGCTCTCGTAGGTCTCCACCACGATAGGATCTGAGGTATCCAGCTCGTCATGGTAGTTCCAGTCGGAGGTCAACATGATCGCCTTCTGCTTCCCGAAGGTGCCACGAAAGAACACAAACGCCTTGCCGATCTGCTTCTGCTCGATGCTGTCCACTGATCGCTTGTCCAGATCCTGCGTGATGCAGGGATTAACACGGATCAGCCGATTGGTCTTTGAACGCACAAAATCGCTCACATCGCCGTCTGTGGGCAGGGTGTAGATCTGATTGATTCCCCAGAACCGAGCACGATGTAGGAGCTTGAGGTTCATCATCGTGCTCAGTCCCACCTGGGAGGCCTTCAACACGGCCTTCTGGGGATAGTCGTCATCGTACAGATCCTCTAGGAACCGATGGCTCCGGAACTCGATTGGATTACCGAACTCGTTTTTGATGTTGTTCGCATAGATCCATGGTCTCGCTGTATACCGCTGTGCTTCCAATGGAAAATCCATGTTAGCCTTTCAGAATGGCCAGAATTTTGTCTCGTTTTGCTATCTCGTCCGGCGTCAGTGGCTTCTGTGCCGTCTCGTCTATGTGCACCACCTGTTCTGATTTGTCGATGATCCGGCCGAGAACCTTGTTCAATTCCCTGGACGCACCGAGGGAACTACCAAGGTCTTTCTTCTGCCGCATGATGAAGGATAGATTGGCATCAATGAGCTGAGGTGTAATCCCCAGCTCCAGTATCTTATCGTTCATATAGGCAATAATGTCAGGTTTTGCAAGGTTCTCATGACCGCACGATTTAGCCAACGCATAATCTTCCGGCTTCTTAGCGTCCAGGCCATACGCTTGGATGTAGGCCTGAGTAGCATTACCCATCAGCTCGTCGCCCAGATAGTAGTCCACCCACATCTTCTGTTTGAGGGTGAGACCATACTTCTTGAGATCAGCCATGTCAGAAGATTGCAGGATCGATGGCAGTGGCTTCCTGGGCTTCCGGCTCTTCGCCTTCGGTGATGGGAGTGACTTCTGCTTGATCATGGGAGATCTCCGGTACTTCCTTGGCTTCCACAACACGCACGATGTTCGCACCCACTCTCTTTTTAAGCGATCCCAGGCAGTGACCATGGATCGTATCGTCAACCATCCGCACAGGTCATCACCTCACGCTTTGGCATCGAATCTCCTTCGATACATAAATTATTTGCGATGGGACGGATTAAAAATCACCTCTACGCCATAGGAGCTGGCATACCAGAGCATATCTCTCAGAGCTAAGGCCTCCTCATCGGTAGCAAAACCGCTCACCTCAAACGCCACAGATCCAGGCTTACCATTCGTCCCTACCCTAGAGGCCGCCCTGATCACACTACGAGCGGAGGCATCCAGATGCTTTCCTACTACCACAGAACTATCAATGTAATGAGTAAAGTCAGAGATCTCTTTATAGGTCAACCGTGTTTCTGGTTTTGGTGCTGGTACTGGTGGTTCCAGCGTCCCGACATAATTTGGTGCCACTGGGGCAGGCTCTACGACAGGACTGGCGACCTCACCGGTCAGCCCTATCTTCCTCAATGCCTTCTTTTCGATCTGACCGATCCTGGTGGCTGACACTCCGTACTTGGATGCGATCTGGACTTTTGTTTCTCCCCTGATCCGGTAGACCAGGATGCTGTACTCCTTGTTCGTCAATGCAAACTTTGACGCCGTCAGATCCTCAAGAGTAGGGTATGCCTCAATTTTGTTCATCGAATCTCCTTCGATAGTATTGTCAATGAAAGTATAGTCTAAAACACTGATGGATGTATATACTGTTGGCCGGTCAGCCGTTCCCACTTCGTCACCATGTTCTGATACGCTGTCGCCCAGACCTCGATCTGAGGATGGTTCTTGTTTGCCTCATCTGCCATGAGCCCTTCTGCCTTCTTCATCCTGGCCAGGAGCTTATCAGCGCAGACAAGGAAGTGCAGGGCATAGGATCCGTCCAGCTCAACACTGATCTGAACAGCGGCCTTCTTGACCTCTGTAGTGGCAACGAAGATCTCCGTACCGCACTCCGTACACTTCATGCCACCTTTACAGTCGAAGGTGACATCATACCCTGAATTGCCGTTCTTGATATGGACAGTCCTGGCATTGTCTCTCATCTCCTGGATGATCTCAGCGGATCGCTGCTTGATGTAGTTCAGATCCAGTGCCGATCCTCCCAGCTTTTTCTTCCTGGTACCAGGTGGATAGTATTTGTCTCGGCACTGGGCATCACAAAAGTGCTGGCCGTCTGCGATCTCCTTTCCGCACTGTGCACAGTTTTTCATAGTCTCTCTCCTACATCATAGGTTTTCAGTCCTCTGAGCACTTGGATCTCCACTCCGGCATTCTTCTTTGACACACTATGTCCAGTGAACACTGGGATCAAGTAGTCGCAGTTGTCATCCGCGATCCATCCGTACTTGACCATGAGATCCTGAACCTCCTGAGCGGCATTGATGTAGTCGAACACTCTCTTGGTGTCCCTGATGAAGAAGAAGGACACTATGTAGGGAGGCTTGAGATCTCTGATCTGTCGGAAGAACTCGGTCTTTGCGGCGATCCAGTGAGCCCAGGTGCACATCTCGTAGCTCTCACAGAGCTTTGATTGGAGCGACAGGCTCCGGCCTGACTTCGTTCTGATGTTCCTCCTAGAGTTTTTGGAGGATGGCACATTCACTGGTATGAATATCATTCCCCCACCTCCTCATCATCGTCATCTGATAGGAAATCTGCCGATACCAATATCCCATATACACTTCCTACAAAAAAAAATGAAACAGAATAAAGCAGTTAGCCATAATCGTAGTATCATTTATTCCCCACTGGATATGCTTCGAGTACCTTGGCTTTGATGGAAACTAAAAATTCCATTATTGACAAACATTCTGAACGCCCCAAGTCTTGCATCCATTCACATGTCATATCGTATATTGCATCCTCATCTTTTTCTTTTAACCATTCTTTATACTCATCAATTAACATATCAATGTCTTTTGGCAGACGTACCACCTCTCTCACTCTTGCATTGACGTAAGCCTCCACATCGGAGTAGAGGACATATTCACCATTATCATCTTCGTACGTGTTCCCACCATCCTGCCAGGGCGTATACCTCTGTATCTTAGCCATCATTTATCTCCTTCTGGTATGTTTAAGAGTTTGATGTTTTATAGTCTCTGGAAGGACCATGTTTATACTGATCATCCATCCAGGCCTGGCACTGTTCCTCAAACGTGATACTACGAAGCGATGTAACACGATCGATGTTCATAACTTCTCCCTGAAAACAAATCGAACCTCGGCATCGGTCATCTCGTCTACCTTCGCCGCTACCCACGCTTGTACCTTGTCGGGATCTTCTTCACCATTGCCCCAGAAGTCACCATCTAGTTCGTTAGGACTCCAGAAGTAGTGGTCAATCACTGCCTCTCGCATATCGTCTATGTTTGGTTCTAGGGTGGTGTTCATTTGGTGTCCTTTCAGAATATGTCATCAATAGCCGAATCTCCGGTTTTCTCCGCCGGGGCATCGGCCTGCGCTCCGGTTTGTGCAACCTCTTGCACGTCCTTTTTCTCCCCGCCGCCCATCATAATAAAGTCCGATCCGAGTACCTCTGTCCGGTACTGCTTGGTGCAGTCCGGGGAGTCCCATGACCGGGAAGTGTACCGGCCTTCCACGTACAACTTCGATCCCTTTTTGACGTACTGAGCGATAATCTCCGCCGACTTCCCCCAGAACACAACCGGGACAAAAACAACCCCCTCGACGAACTTCCCGGCCGCGTTTTTGTAGGAATGGTTGCAGGCCACGGAAAAATTGATAACCGCTTTCCCGTTTGGCGTGTACTTCATATCCGGATCCCGCGTAACGTTGCCCAAAATCTGAACCCTGTTGATGCTTTTCACCTTTTCCTCCTGTAATTATAAGCCGTGTTTTTTCCTCATTTCCGCCAGCACTCTGATATTCTCCGCTCGCTGTTCATCGCTTATCTCCGGATCCTGTTGCCAATCCGGCTTTGGCTTCACTACCTCCTTTCGGATCTTCCCGGCCTTGAGATCGCCCCGGATGAAGTTCTCTAGAGCGGCTTTGTAGTTTTTGTACCGCTTCCCGTTCGCCAGACAGTACCCCCTCAAATCTTCAATTTTCTCTAGCACGACCTCCCGGGACAACAGGTACTTTCCCTGCATCTCCTCCACCAGCCGGGGATCCAGCAGGCAAGCAAGGCTCGCGACCTCTCGCGGCCGGACTCCGTGTAGCATCTGCTCGATCCTGTCCCACTCCCGGAGAATGTCTGCAAGCGTATCCTCTGTTGAGATCTCAAGAGTTACCCCGTCCAGAAACTTTGTTACCTTCATTTGTACCTCAAAACATGCTGATTTGTCCCTTGTTTTTCAACACGAAATGCCCGTTATTGTCCACGATGTCGAACCCCTGTTGCCTCAATTCGAGAACCCTTGCATTGTACTGCGCGATCCCGAGTCCGTTTGGCCGGGCAGAGTTCAATTCGTATACGAACGCTCCCCGATCCCCGCGCCATTGCAATAGAGTTTTGATCTTTTCGGCCTGTGATATTTCCATGTATGCCAATCGGTTGATGTCCGGATCCATCTACAACTCCTTCATGATTTCCGATGCCGTCTCCGCGATCAACTGAGCCGCCTGAGCCTTTTTGTCCGCATCGATGATGTAGACTGAGTATCCCCCGAGCGTGAGGTCATCGTTGACCTTCGCGACAATCCCCCGGTCAATCTCGATCCCCTTGAACCCGAGCGCGTAGGCATAGCAAAACAACTGCATCGGATCCGCTGAACTACTGGTCTGCTTCCCGCTTTTCCAGTCAATGACTATCCGGCCATCGATCGAGAGACAGTCCACCACCATAGAGAACAGAACCGTGTCGGAGAGTTTGATCTTGAAATAGTTTTGCCGTTTCCCTTCCGCCGGCTCCATGTCCTCGAATATGTAGGAGTCATCGATCAGATCCAGCAGTCTCAACTTCTGACTGCTAACAGCCTTGTGAATCTCGCGCCCCTTTTTCATGTACTCGTTATCCGGAGTCGGCTTCCCCATAACCATATCGAGAGCGTCCTGCTTCCGCCCGGACTTCCACGCATTCAAAATCGACCATGAGATCTTGATCATTGCTTTTTCTCCTTTTTGAACTTCTTTGCGTTCGGACAGGTTGCCCAATGGGGAGTCCCGTCCTCATCGCACGGCATAAACTTTCCCTTCTCAGTCTTAACCCAATAAATCTGAGCCGCACATCCGTTGCACTTTTTCGGCTGAGTCCCTTCCGGGATCTGGAATGTGGTCATTTCTCCACCTCGACATACTTGGTGTACTCATCCACGATGTGCTGGCCGAACCCGCTGACCAGTATACCGAGGTTCTGCGCGTCCGCTTTGATCATAGCCTCCGCGATAGTCCGGTAGAAACTCCCCCCGTAGAGGTTGATCGCCTCTACGTATTTCAGTTTGATGCTGTGATTCAAAAGGATGTTTTTGTCAATCTTTTCATCCTTGAACTTGTGGAACTTCATGCCAGTCCCTTTGTAGTTCATTTCACCACCTTGGGTAATGGATAAGACGTTATTGTTTTCTCTACCCCGTCCGGAGTTTTGCAATGAGCCGCTTCATAGGCCTTGATCGCATCCTTATTTGGAGCGTAGGCCTTCTCCACAAACTGAGCCAACTCCGGATCCGTTAGCATCGCCTCCGGATCTCCGATCAATTTGTAATTCGGCTTGTCTACCCGCGTGAACGACATCAGCGAGCCTTCGAACTTGTCCATCCCCGGAAACTGATCAAACTGTTTCATCACCATAGCCTTGGCCTGCTTTTCCAGATTCTCCGCTATGTCCGCCACGTATTTGATTCTCCGGTAGACCTCCTCAAACTCGGGATTGACCAGTAACCCCTTTTCGCTCTTGACCGTAACTTCGAGTTTTTGCAATTCCTCCGCGAATGCGATCAACTCATTTTTCATCGGTGGCCTCCATTCCGAACTTGGATATAAAAGCATTCTGCATCTGTATCAACGCATCCTTCGGGATCGCCGGTTGCTCTCCCATCTTTTTGATCTGATGCTTGATCTGGGCAACCCTCTCTGTCTCCTCCGGCTCCGTGTCGTAGATCTCCTTCATAATCGCGCCCACGTACTGGTCTATTTTCCCACCTGCGGCCTCCTGATGGCCTGAAATCGCGTCCGCGTCCTCATAGTTGTCCGCTGGCTCGCCCATCTCCGCTTTCCCGTCCAGATCGTGCGCGTAGGAGATCTCCGGAGTAATCGGCATGAGTTTGAGCATTCTCTTGATGGCTGTCTTTTTTGCCATTTCCTCATACCAACTCTCCCACGGGCTATATGCCCCGTTTTTCTTTGTCGTGGAGATCCTCACCCGATCCACGTCCGCCTTCGGGAGAACCACAAACCATTTCAGGGTTCCCTTGGAAGCGATCGCGTATACATGGGTCATTTTTTCTTTTGTCCGCGCCACGGAAAAGTCCGGGACATGCTTGAGGAATGGACTTGTGCCATACTCGAATGAAAGGAAGTCCCCGTCATAAACCGCCTCCGCCGTAACGATGAACTCCGCCCGGCCGGCCAGTTCGATGAACCCCTTGTACCCGACCTGCAAAGTCAACTCCCCTTTGAACGGAATCAGATAGGCGTGATGGCTCGCGGTATTCGGCATCAACCTCAATTCCGCGCACGCGAGGATCGCGCTCATTTTCGAGAGCGCGGAGCATTCATGGATCCGGGGAGTCTGCTGAGCCGCTTTCACCACGGCGAAAATAAACCTGTCCACGAACTTCTCCCCGAGTGAGGCTACTATCCGTTGCCGGATCTTTTCTGATTGCAGGGAGTCCTGCAGTTGTACACTCAAAGATTTATCTGTCATCCGGATTCTCCTTCATGTGATTGATAAGCCCGGTGAGCATCTTCGAAACGTCCACGCAAGTCTCGGACAATGCACACCTCTGCTCTGTCGTGATGCACTTGAGATCCTCCGCCACGTAGAGCGTTGACCGGAACTCCCCGCAATAGCCCCGAGCGATATACAGGAACCGATCGAACTCATGCGTACCCCGGCGCTCGTATCCCTTGGCGATATTGTTCAGGATCGTGAGCGAATCTTTTTGCAACTGATCTCGGATCTGGTCATTCGTACACGTTCTCAGAACGTCTACCGTGGCCACGGTCAATTCCCTTGCCTTCTGCCACACTTTCAGATCTTCGAACTCTGGATAAGCCATTTGAATCTCCTTGTTAGGCCGCGACCTGCGACCGGTGGAATAAATAGTACACGTGCGGCATTTTGTAATCCGCTTCCTGTTCGTCTGTCTCCCCCACCCCGACCCAAGTTATCCCGCTGATTTGGGACTTCTCCCCGCGTTTCACATACAGGCCTTCCGCCTTCCATCCCTTGAAGGTTTTGCGATCCCGATACGGGATCCCCTCGAACCCAAGCCGGCGCATCTGCATGGACACAAACAGAAAACTCATCGGGGAGATCGATAGAGCGTGATCCTTGATGTACTTCTCCGCCGACTCGATCTCCGCCGGGGACACCTTCCGTTTGAACTCCCGGTACTCATTCTTGGCCTCGACAACCTTGCTCATTTTTACCTCCTGTATGAATTAGACACCCTGATTATACTCCCTCTTTTTGTTTTTTGTCAAACCTCCTTTTGATTTCCGTGATATGGGAGCAATCCGCTTTGCCTCTGCGCCCGTTGGAAGCCCTGTACCAGACGTTTGCCGGACATGAACACTCGTATGTAATCCCGTCTAACCCCTCGCTACAGCGAACTGTGCGAAACGTTCCCGGTTGGGATTTGCTCTCCACCTTTTCGATCTGCATTTGGTGGGACTCCTATTATGTCTACCTTTTCGAGTTTTTTGAGTATCACCAACTGCGACAGGTCATTTTCGATCATTTCCAGAACCGTCAACAGCGCTTTGAAATCCTGTGGATTCATGTTAGGCCTCGTAAATAAGTGTATGAGAACTGCGAACCCGGCTCAAAGCCTCAAGCATTTTCGCCTTGAGTTGTACCACCCGGAGAGTTTCCACTTTGTTTTCTCTCACCTTTTGAAGTATCCACTTGATGTCGTACTCACTCAGCGGCACGTTGACCTCGACCGATCCGGTTATTGTCTTAGGCATTATGATCTCCTTTCAAGTTTGATCCAAAATGTAAATACCCCGTCCAGATAATCCACCACCTCGTATCCGCAACCGTCCACGGCGCACTTCATCATCCGGGTATGCCCGGAGTCCAGATTGCTCGCCACGAACGGACTATTGCTCCAATCGGTTCCGTATCTCAACCCGTTGTACCGCATAACCGCATCCAGAATAATCCCCACGTTCTCCCTTGTGATCTCCTCCGGCCATTCGTTCCCTCGATTCCGTACCGTCCCGCGCAACCTCTCGCAAGCCCGGCTCGCGTCTGCGGCAAACCCTTCCATTGTAGGCCTAGGATCCACTTCATGCGCCGGGAGCGTGAACGGGTTATTACTGATGATCGAATTACCCGACTCCCGCCACCAGAGCGCAGCCATGAGATTCCCCGGACATCCCGATCCGGCCAGAGCCTCCCAATGAGAATCTATTGCCCAGAGGTTTTCCGATCCGATCTCCCCGCCCTGAAGTCCCTCAACCCACGGCTCATACCACGCCTCAGGCTCACTTTGGATAACCGCGTTTTCCCCGACCGGAGCCGTCTGGACGGAATCCGAGGCCTCAGCGAACGTCTGGGAAGCCCGTGCCGCTCCCCGGCGCTCTGCTTCGTTCGTGTAGCAGAATATGAACAGAGGAAACACCAGCATCAGAATAAAAAACAGAAACGCCTTGCCCTCTGCCGGGAGTCCCTTCGCCGGCCGGACTCCCCTCAAATCCTCCTCCGCCATTCTTACCTGATCTTTCATTTTCTCCAAGATTGTCTTCATATTGTTTGCCGTTATGTGTAAAATTAAGTGGAAAAGTTGAAAAGTCTATTTCATAAGCCTCCTCTCAGTAATTCAGGATTTTCGTATATGTCCAGTTCCCGGCTCGACAACTCCCACTCTGAGCGTGCAACCTTTTGCACGGGCTTGAGGTCTGGCCGGCCTATTGCGTCGTAGATATTGTCTTTTTTCACGTGAATCTCCTTTCTTGGAAATTAAATTCTGAGAGTCATGAGAGCGTCGCAGTCGCCATCCGATACGAATCCACATGAGCGATAAAACTCAATCAGAGCGTCACCATCTAGCCCGTCGTCTGATTGTGGCTCGGCGTATAGCCCGACAGTCACATATCCATTCGCCCGTGCGTATTCAATCGCTTGTTCGACTAATTTTCTTCCGATTCCCTTACCGCGATCAGAAGTACAAACATATACATCGTCGATACACAACTCTGTCTTGTCATTCGTATCTTTTGAATATTTGATATAATTTCCCATTTTATTCCTCTTTTTTGAAAAATAAATAATTCATCCCCGGTAGCGGTTCCGCCCTTGCGGGCTACGCCGTATCAACCATGTTATAGCCTGGCTCCCTGGCTAAGGGTTTCGTCTCGGGGATGTGAATGTTCGTTTTCCTTTTTGTGATTATAATATACTCCTATTTTTAGCCTTTGTCAAACCTCTTTCTATTCCCTGCGTAAACAAAAAGACCAAGACTGTTTGGCCTTGTCTTCCAATACTTTCTCCCAAAAGTATAAACTAGGTTTTGTTTTTTTCTTTTCTGTATTCTCTTCATCTTTTGCTTTCCGGTAATGAAGAAGATCCTGAGATTCGGGGTTCGCCCCCCTTACCCCCCGTGAGGTAAGTTATTCTTTCCGTATAACGAAGTGAGTCCTGTGGATTGGTGAGAGTCTCATGTTTTGGTAAAGCGGAACTCTCCACGATTGGCTACGTGTTCGCCCCCATACCGCTATTTTGAACACAAAAAACACCAGACCCCAAAGGGATCCGGTGCTTGATCAGGCAGTCGTGTGCGCTACGCGAGCGGCTTATCTGACCGCCATCGATAGCAATATAATGAAACGCCCGGGAAAAGTCAAAAGAAGAAGCCACCTGCCTACCAGAGCAAGTGGCTTCGCGCCCACAAAAGGACAAAAAAAGTATAACATAGAACTTTGACATCTGGTAGTACCTTTTGTGGATTACACCGCAGATTATAAACCCTTTTCCGAAAAAAAGAAAGAGTCAAAAAAAGGGAGCAACAACAGGCTCTTTGGCAAGGCTAGTCTATTGCTCCCTCCGGATTGACTATCTTATCAGTCTGGCCACCTTTTCATCGATCTTCTGAGGCTGGAAGTATAAATTGTAGACCGTCTGAGAGGTCAAGAGAAGCGCGCCTACGGATCCGGCTACATTCTGGAAGTCAAACTCCCCGGTGATCGCCGCAGTCCCCGCCGCGACCAGAACCGAAACCACATATGCTGTCACGAACCCGAGCCAACGTTGCTTGCTGTCCAAAACCGCCTTCACGAACTCGATGATGTACGGCATGAAAAGCCCTACCACCGCCGCCCACATTTCACTCGTCATTTTTTCCCCTTGAGTATTCTGGATAAACCTTGCTGAATCCAAGACGTTCCCGAGGCTTTGTACCACCTCTCATAAAACGCCTTCATCGATTTTTCGACATCGGAGTTGTGCTGTTTGATCGCCTCCTCGAAACTGATGGCCTGCTGGATAAGTGCATCGACCTCCGCTTGTCGCTTGGCGATCTCTACCTTGCAATCCGAATCCTTTTGGCTCAATTTGTAACTGAAATCCTCCGCCGCTTTTTGGAGTTGCTTGTTGAGAGCGTTTTCCTTTTGAAGCGCTGTCTCCGCGTCTTTGGCCTTCTGGATCGCCACGGCCGCTTTGTCCTCAATGGTCTGTATTTTCCGATTCAGCCCCACGACTTCGTTTTCCAGACCTTTGACCTTGATCGCCGCATCCGCTTCCTTCTGGCCACACTTCGCATGCTCCCCTTCGCATATGATGTACCCGTCCAGCCGCCCCCGGGTGAGAGTCATGAGTTGCTCCGGATAAATCGGATCCCCGTCCAGAAAAAAGTTGTTTTCATCCCCGATCGCTTCCAGTATCATTTTTTGTCGTTCGCTCATTTCCGCCTCCGTTCTGATAATTGAAAATCCAGTAGGCTTGTACTTCCCCGTACTCTCTGTTGTACCCGTCCAAGGATCGATCATGCGGCCTCCCCCTATGAATACGACCCAATGAGTATCTCGAGTCCCGAGATTGCCGTCAAAGTCCACCTCAACCAGACACCCGCCGTAGGCCGCGATCGCCTCCAACACTCTCGCGTTGTCGTAGGATTTCCCTCTCCACTCAAAATCCAGTTCCGGGATCGCTTCGTGGATCTTTGGCCAGTATACAAGGTTGGTATCCTGATAGCCCCCGACCGCGTTGAGCCGGTCATTTACCACGTCCGGAGTGAGTCCGGACAAAATCCCCAGACAGGTGATAGTACACCCGTATCCCCCTATGGTTTTTGCTGATGTTCCGAGTCTAACACCCTTCCATCTCGGATCTCTTTGGCTGAATGTTTCCATGTAGCCTCCTTCGTGATAAGTTTTCTAGCGCTTTTGTCTCTGACCCGGTAGGCGCTCTCCGCCGGCTTGTACTTCAGATCTCTCTCCTTTTTGAGTCTATGATACTCCGATGTACTCAGTTTGTGGATCCTATCCTCCTCTGTAGATAAATTGTCAACCTTTGGATTCGATACTGAAACCTTGTTTTCATTTTCGATTGCGCGCGCCATCTGCTGAGTGATCACGTCATCTTTGCGCGGCTCCGGATC